ATCGACCATCATATCGACATTGAAAGGTTTTTTTCTTTGCATTTGCTTTGCTGATAATCCAGCTCCGACTTGGGAAGAAGTTCTTTTTTTCCTTGAGGACATATTAGAAGTGCGTTGTTTTCTGAGGTTTTACTTTTGATCCTGGAACTTTACTGACTTTGTGAAGGACTTCATTCCATCCACCATCTGTTCGACTATAGACATCGCCAGTGCCACTAACAGCGGAAGCGACACCAGCAGACCAGTCTTTATCCCATTCGGGATTGTCCTTTCTCCACTGATCGTAATCAGCGACAGACATAACAAGTTCCTGTGTTTCCCCAGTTTCTAAATGCTTTACAGGATATATGGGCATAGTTATTTCAATTCGTAAATATTTATTGGGTTGTAATAATTTTTTTATGGTTGTTGATTTGCAATGCTGCGCTAAACTTTAAAGGTTTAGCAGTACACATGTTACATATTTGTTCGGGTTTACTAGAGTTATCACAGAATTTTACCAGATCTTCATCACTACAGTCAACTGGTAATCCATCTCCAACAAAAGATTTCCAGCAGTCATCTTCTAATTGATCAGTAACATAAAGAAGTTCCTTCAGAAACGCTGCATTAGGACATTTCCAAAGTCTACCATTATACAGTTGTGTATTTGGACAAGAACACAACTCAAAACTTTGCTTTATGTTGTTATGAGCATAAGGATATACTTTACCGTTAGACTGTTTGATAGAATTAAACCAACGATCTTTCCCATCATGGTGTTCTGTAACAAGAACTTTATCGCTCTTTACTTTCTTAATATTATCAATAACTTCTGGAGTATGAATACTTACACGTAAAGACATACCAGGATATTTTTCCAAGTCCTCTTCAATCCATTGTCTATTTTCTTCGTTGAGAAGGATACCATTTGTGTATAAGTAAACTGTCTCTTTGTGCTCCAGACAGGCGTGTAGGATGTCTCTACAGCGTGGATTGAGCAATGGTTCTCCACCAATGATTGAGACACGTTCTACGTCTATCCTGGGAAGTATTGTATGAATATCTCTGATCAGTTGATCTGTGTCAAGTTTACTGCCAGGGGCAAAGTAATTACTAAAATGATTGCAACCTTTACAACTTAAATTGCATCCAATAGTTGCACTAACGTCAAGAATTTTTAATTTTGGGATTGTAGTAAGCAAGATAAGCAGCTCCTATAGAAGTTCCACCATCATGTGCAATTGGTTCAGCATATATTTTTACATCCCCTGGCAATTGTTTACGTAGTTTATAATTCACAACACAGTTCAAGAAACATCCTCCAGATAACACAAGGTTCTTACACTTTGTTTTCTTTAGTGCAAGTTGAGCAAGTTCTAATGCACGGTCTTCCCAAAGCGTTTGTATTGTATACGCAGCATCTTCTTTTGATTTACGTGCAAGATCTTTCAAATCTAACTTATTAGATCCATATGCAGATAATCCCATGACTTTACCAGCATCTTCATAATCAAATCCACAAAATTTGGATACATATTCAAATTCTTTTCCTATACCAGGATTTTCAGACTGCCAATATTGTTTATGAATAGTTTTCCATTGAAATCTACTACTATTTTTTGCATGAAAGATGGTTTCAATTTCTAGTTTATCCGCAATACTAGACCCATTACTGTCTACAATAATACATGCTGCTTCATCAAATCCAGAGCTATAAAATGCTCCTGCAGCATGTGCTAAATGATGAGACTTTCTATAATCAACGTGTTTAGCAGTAGGAAATGCACGTTTAAATCGTGCAGTGTCTCTAGCACTGATCATATTCTTTTCAGATGTGACCCAATGAGAATCAACTGTTGCAATCACATCAACATCAGTCACATAATCTACAAGATCCTTAATAACATAATCAAGTTTTTTTCTTGTAACTCTTTCTGCCTCCAAATAAAAATCTATTTGCCCATCTTTTAACAGACAGATAGATCCATTATTAGAAAGATTTACTCCTAGAATGTTCATTTGATTATCAGTTTCTGCACTTCAGGAAAGTAAAGATATTTAATATCACTATTATAAAAGGTTTTCAAAGCATCTTCTGGAGTTTCGACAAGCGGTTCCCCTGCAAGATTAAACGACGTATTGAATAGAATAGGAACTCTTGTCTTTCTATAAAATGCTTCAATCAAATTATAGTAATGTTCATTTTGTTCTTTAGTTACTGTTTGAATTCTACACGTTTTATCAATATGGAGTATTGCTGGAACCTTATCATATGCATACTCTAAAGCGTCTACAGCATACATCATGAAAGGACTTTCTTCCATTCCTGCCATATCAAACCAACCACTTGCGTATTCTTTTAGGACTGTTCCTGCAAAAGGTCTAAATGCTTCACGCTTCTTGATTGTATTGACGTGATCTTTTCCATTTGGATCTCTTGGATCATAAAGAATGGATCTATTTCCCAATGCTCTAGGACCAGCTTCAGATCTTCCTTGAAACATTGCAACAATATTCTTCTCAGAAATTAGTTGTGCAACTTGACTATAACAAGTATCTTTTCCTTCAATATGAGAAAGATCGTAAGTCGGTCCTAAGTATAATGTTTTCATATCTGTTTTTTTATCTGAAACTAGCATTGCAGATCCAAACGCATGTCCGCCATCATAAGATAAAGGGTCTGCGTATAGATTTATGTCTAATGATTTTAGCACATTATAGTTAGAAACACAATTCAAAAAGAACCCACCAGAAACTACTACATTCTTCTTACCTGAAAGTTCAACTGCTTTTTTGATCATATAAATCGCATGTTTCTCTGCAGACTTCTGAAGATTGTATGCTAGATTTTCGTTTGTAGTCTCTTCACCATAATACTTTGTCCACCCAACATCATCTCTAGGATAGATATCTTTACTACAAAGGCTATGCCCATATTCTTCATTGAAAAGATTGACTAGACCAGATCCATAAGCAGACAGTCCCATTGTTTTGCCTGCTTCAATCTCATCAAATCCACAGTGTCCAGATACACATCGAAATGCTTGTCCAATACTTACTCGATTGCTGAATAGATTATTACCATCCCAGAAAGGTTCACCAATCTTTTCACATAAAGAACGATTGTAGAAGCAAGAATAATGCTTGAATAAAGGAACAAATTCTCCATTCACAATATTATAAATGCTTTCAGTTTCACAAAACAATGTTCCATTTTTTCTGATAACAGATCCCTTGCCATCCATTACAAGACATACTGCATCATCAAATCCAGATCCATAAAATGCTGATGCTGCATGGCATTCATGATGACGATTTGAAAAATCTAAAACGGTGTTTATTCCTCTAGACTGAAGAAGTTGTTCTAGTTTTTTTCTAGCAGCAAGTCTTTCAGAATGTATCTTAAATGAATATCTTGTAAAACAATCGGAATAAACTGCAACATCAATACTTTCATCAGCAAATTTTTCACATAATGTATAAGCACCAACATCACGTTTTTTTCTGGTAACTCTTTCTTCTTCAAGATAGAATTCTAGTTTGCCGTTGTTGACGATTGCAATTGATCCATTCTTTGCAAGATTTATTCCAAGAACTTTCATGCCCACTCAAGTGCTTCAGATACTACAGGAAACTGCTCTACAAATACTTTCTTACATTCGTTTGCAATATCCATGTGTTCTTTCTGAGTTCCGTTTGCAGAACGAAGATTGATATAATGAATCCAAGAACGCACAGAACCAGACATGTAAATGCGTGTAGGAGTTGCAAGAGGAAGAACAAAACGAGCGCATTCTTTAGCGACACCCTGTTCAAGTAGATAATTATAAACTCCTTGAGCATCCTTGAACAACTCTTGGATCATTGTATTCATTATGACAACCATGTCTGGATCTAAATCGTCAATGGAATTCTGACGGTTCTTAGTATCCTGACGACGAAGTTCTGGAACAGGAATATGATCACTCAAAAGATTTGTATCAGCATAACGCTGTGAAAATTCTTGATACGTGAAACTTCTATGGCGTAAGATCTGTGCTGCAATACCACGGTTAGTTTCAATCTCAAGTGTCATAAACGCTTGCTCAAATACAGACCAATGATTGTGCTTAATACAATAACGTAGCAAACCTGCATAGTTTTCATTATCTTGATTTGCTGGATTAGAAACCCTAGCAACATATGCCATTGTTTGTTCTGCATCTGGTGTCACACTAATCAATTTCACTGTCATCGTAACCAAATCCTTTTTTCTTTTTCTTGTTAAATTTCTTTGTTGCTAATCCTAAGATGGCATCATCTAAAGCCTTTCTCATATACAAGAGTTCAGCATCAGAATATTTCCAAGGTTGTTCTAGTGCCTTTTTAACTAGGCGAATTGTTTCCTTGTACCGCATTAGATAATACCTCCTATACTAATTATACCAACAAAAAAGGGGGAAGTCAATTCCCCCAAAGCAATCATGCTTTTAGTTGCATTTGCGCTTGCTTAAGGCGCTCTGCTTTTTCAATTTGCTCTTTTAGAAGTTGAAGAACGTTAAGTTTACGCTCTTCAACTTCGTATTTTACTCCTCTATACGTTGCAGTAGTCATTTGTTTCTCCTGAATGAATGGATTTTTTAGGTCCGTTCCTTCAGCCGTTTGCGTCTATGCTACACTTCTTAGGAGAAACTCTTACGAGTTCCTCTATAATTTGCCTCTTCACTATGGCAGGAGCATAAGATTGATTAACCCTGCCAACTAATTGTCCAAGTTGCAAACAAGTAATAAGAACTGCTTCCATAGATGAACGCTCCGTTCCGCGACTTACTTGCGTTCGCTATTTGGAAATAGCGAATGAACGTAGACACATTATAGCGTCTATGTACTATCTAGTCAAGTAAATTTGTATAGTTTGTTACTTATCTCGCCAAATAATTTCTGGATATGCTTGTTCAACAACACTTCTAGTGATGCGATACTTTGATTGCAAGTCTTTATCCTTTACCAAAAGTACAATCTCAGATTCATCAGCATGAAGTGCTTCAAGAAGTTGAATAAACATCTGCTCACGCTTCATTTGTGAGATCTTATCATTACCACCTTTGACAAAGTTATAAAGCATCTTCCACTCATGAACAAGTCTAGTATGTCCTGCTGTTCCTGCTGGTGCTTCATTCTTTTTATAAGGAACTTCTCCTGGTGGAAGAGCACTTTCAATACCCTTATCAAAGTTCCAAATCAAAAGTGCTTTGATATGATCACTTCTGTGTTCTTGTAAGATTTCAACCTTGCGTTCTACAGTTTTGCCGCCGTGTGCAGCTTTGAAAACCTCAGAAACCAAGGGGTTATTTGGTAGTTTTGTCATAGTTAATCGTCAAATTCATCTAAGTGTTCTGCGTTGCCTTCAAATCTAAAAGCAATAATTTCGTCTGGAAGCGGATTGCCATTGCTGTCAAACATTTCAGGATGTGAATACTGTGGCGTGACATCTTGTAAGTATTGTCTAACCAAATATCCAACAACAACTCCTAAACCCAATGTCAACAGGCAACATAAAGTTGCTAAACAAATAACAGCTGCTAACATTTTTATTCTCCTGGGATTACCGTTCTCTTATCTCTAAGCAAATGGTAAATTCCTTATTCGTAAAAGGAAGAAACCACTTTCCAAATCTTATGATTTTTATTTTTGGTTTCTTACTCCTAAGTAGAAGTTCTACACCTTTATTTATTGTGTGTGTCAAATTAAATTCTGTTCTTTCAAGTACTTTGCGGTATCAGTACATCCACCAATATGTTTATCATCTAGTATTACTTGTGGAAAAGTAGAACCTTCTCCAAATTCTGCATAAAATTGTTCTTTAGTGAAGTCTCTACCATACACATACTCTGTGTATTCTATTGCTCCATGATACAAAAGAACTTTTATCTTTTCGCAATATGGACAATTTACTTTTGAATATACTACTGCTTTCATTTTAGTTTATAGTAACTGGCATCGAGGTTCCTTCCTCAATACTATATATTTTTCTGTCTTCAATTTTATATGTTCCTGGTGGTAGTCCAATCTGTCCAGGAAGTTGTTTGTCAGTTGTAGATGTTATCGTAATAACTTGATCCATAATAAATTTTTGTTTTCGATAAGTCCTTTTATCCTTATCAAATCCAACTAACATCACAGCATCTTCTTCAAGACCACAGTGTGCGATAATTCTACCTGTTCTTGTATCTGTAACTACCCAGTAATCATACATGTATGTAAGTTGTACAACTTACATCATAGCAACAAGATAAATATTTGTCAATATAAAAAATAATTATGTTTACTGTTCATCAACATTGGGATCCTCTAAAAGTTTGTGCAGTTGGTCGCTCATATCCTCCAGAGTTTTATAGTAATATAAAAAATCCAAAGGTTCGTAATGTTATGGAACGCATTGCGATTGAAACAGAAGAAGATTATCAAAAACTTATATCAAAATTAGAGGAATTTGGTGTAACAGTAATTAGAACTGATATATCAGATAATTTTGAAGATCATACTAATGAAGACACTGGTATTCCATATCCACCACCAATGTGTCCAAGAGATCATACTGCCATGGTAGGTAATACTTTTTACATGCCAGGGGAAAAATATGCCAAATTTGATATAATTAGTTTATTGGAAGATTTTTATGGAATAAAAATACCAACAGATGTTATCTTCAGTAGAACAGAATTTTTAAGTATTCTTGGAAGTTCTGAAATATTAAATCAGATTATTGCCGCAGAAACTCAAACTATTGGATCAAATATAAAATATCCTAATAATAAAAAACAATATGCATTTTCGTCGATTAAAAAATACTTATTGGAAAATAATGTTCCAATAGTATATGACGAGTATGTCAATACTGCTTGTATGACAAGAGTTGGAAAAGATTTATATTTTTCCGTGATTAATGAAATTAATAAATCTCGTCCCGAAAGATTTATTTCTAAAGTAAAACGTCTATTCCCAAATTATAGATCACACCTCTTAAATATCGCTGGACATTCTGATGGCACATTTTGTCCCGTAAAACCTGGGTTAATTATATCTTTAAGAGGAATTGAAAATTACGAAGATAGTTTTCCAGGATGGGAAGTAGTTTCTGTTCAAGGAGAAAGTTGGGATAAAGTACAACCATTTTTAGATCTAAAGGAAAAAAATAGAGGAAAATGGTGGATACCAGGAGAAGAATACAATGAAGACTTAATTGATTACATTGAAACTTGGTTGAAAGATTGGGTTACATACGTTGAAGAAACTGTCTTTGACGTAAATATGTTAGTTATTGATGAACACAATGTCATCTGTAATGGATATAATAAAGATGTATTTGATGCCTTTGAAAGGCATAATATTACACCACACATAATCAATTTTAGACATCGTTATTTCTGGGATGGTGGATTACATTGTATCACTAGCGATATTGCAAGAGAAGGAGAACAAAAAGACTACTTCCCAAATAGAAAAGGGTCGAGTGCATTACTACACCCAACCCCAGATAAAATTGTTATTAGATCCTGGTGATTAACCAATAGAAGGTGCAGTTAACGCAACAGGAGTTGCATCAGCAGCAGCAAGATCTAAAGGAAAATTGTGAGCGTTCCTTTCATGCATCACTTCCATACCCAGACCACCACGGTTGAGAATATCTGCCCAAGTAGGAATGACACGGTTTTGACTATCAACGATTGACTGATTGAAGTTAAAACCATTCAAGTTGAATGCCATGGTGCTAACACCAAGAGCAGTAAACCAGATGCCAACAACAGGCCATGCTGCCAAGAAGAAGTGCAGCGAACGTGAGTTGTTGAACGATGCGTACTGGAAAATCAAACGACCGAAGTAACCGTGTGCAGCAACGATGTTATAAGTCTCTTCTTCTTGTCCGAACTTATAACCATAGTTCTGACTTTCATTCTCAGTGGTTTCACGAACCAGCGAGGAAGTAACCAGAGAACCGTGCATTGCACTGAATAGAGAACCACCGAACACACCAGCAACACCAAGCATGTGGAAAGGATGCATTAGAATGTTGTGTTCCGCTTGGAAAACAAGCATGTAGTTAAACGTACCACTAATTCCCAGAGGCATAGCATCAGAGAAAGAACCTTGACCAAAAGGATAAACAAGAAATACTGCACTAGCAGCAGCAACAGGTGCAGAGTAAGCAACACAAATCCACGGACGCATTCCGAGACGATAGGACAGTTCCCATTCACGACCCATATAAGCGTAGATGCCAATCAAGAAGTGGAATACAATCAGTTGGAAAGGTCCACCGTTGTAAAGCCATTCATCAAGTGAAGCAGCTTCCCAAATGGGATAGAAGTGAAGTCCAATAGCATTGGACGAAGGAACAACAGCACCAGAGATGATATTGTTTCCGTACATTAGTGAACCTGCAACTGGTTCACGGATACCGTCGATATCGACGGGAGGCGCAGCGATGAAAGCAACGATGAAGCAGATAGTTGCTGCGAGAAGGGTAGGAATCATTAGCGTTCCGAACCAACCAACATACAAACGATTGTCAGTTGAGGTTACCCATTCACAGAACTCTTGCCAAATGTTGCTGCCACGCTGTTGAGCGATGGTTGCAGTCATTTAAAACTCCGAGTAATTGTGGGATTAATTATGTTAAGAAATGTTTCCATTTCTTCACATTATTTATCATATATCAGAATTCGCTGACAGTCAATGCGTATAAATACTCATCAATCACGAGACTTTAGTTTTTCAATCATATCTGCTATTTTTTTACCTTCAGAACTATCCCTATGTTCTGACCATATAGCATCGTTCAATGACTTTGTGTTTCCCCATAAGCTTCGTTGATGAGATAAATTTCTCATTGTTGATGATTGAATTGTATACTTCTGCCTATCAATTTCATCTTCAAAAACATTATTCCAATCCATCATTGTTATGTGCTCATGCTTTGCGTAAATTCTTGGACTTAATCCTGTATATGATTGCATTTCTTTTAGAAATTCATCTCTTCGTTTCCATTGAGAATTTGATCCTCGTTTAGGATGTTTTCCTTTTCTATTTTTATTTTTCAGATCAAATTTTAAATCAATTCCACCAGCAATTGTTGATGGTGGTTTGTTTTGTACACGAGTTACATGTATCTCAGTAAACTGTCGTGCAGCATCAAATGAATGTTGGTCTCTGTTAGATCCAATCAAAGACCATTCCCACCATAAGTCACAAAAATCGTTGAATTTTTTTGTATTTCTGATTGTTCTCCAAACAATTGTACAGCAAGGGCTAACATAATCTTTGAAGTTATAATTAGTTTCTGATAATTTTTTTGTCAGTTCAATTCCATCCTCGTATGAAAAAAATCCGCACATAAATCCTTCAAGCATTTCGTCATAGTATGAAAATCTATAACAATGCTCTAATGTTGTTACTCCTTTTGTAGGAAAAATAGTTTTTGAAAATTCTATAAATTCTTTAGTTTGAATATAACAAGCATCTATCCACACTGTGTGTTCACCAGGTTCAAACAATTTATGGGGATTTATTTTTG